TAATGCATCTGGCACAAAAGGTGAAGATGGAAAATCAATCAAATTAACAGTGTATAATGCACGTAATTTATACAATTTGAATAATGAATTGAGTATAAATTGTAGTGGCTTTATTCATCAATTCGTTGACAATCAAGTAATTACCCCAACTGATATTGGAGAATATTATATATCTGCTAACATACCAGGTACTGTCTTTGAAGTAATTAAAATAACACCAAATAATTTAGGAAATTGGAATGTTAAGAAAAATTATCAACTTCCAGATAATTCAAATATACCTTCAACTTTAAATTTTAAATTATATAAGAATAATTCAGTTGTTGATTCTGTCGTACTTCCAATAACGCCTAATAGTAATGCATTACTTGAAGTAACTGATTCTATTAAATTGATGGCACAAGGTAATCAACAGAAAATAAATGAGTTAACGGGAAAAGTAGATACAAATACCAATTCAATAGCATCAATTAATG